CAGCAGCAGCTCCGGAACAGGTAGGTTGCCGCGCCGTACAGAATGGCGGCAGCGATGATGGCGACGAGCGCGCGTTTGCGGTTGCGGGTCACGCGGACCTCCAGACGCGCCAAGCGATGAAGGCGAAGATCGCGCCGAACACAGGCACCTCGATCACGGCATCGATCCATGCACCGAGGATCACGGCGACAGCGGCACCGACGATCCACGTCCAGACGGGCACTGCCCGACGGCGGGGCAGGAAACGGACCTGAAGGGCAGGGCGGTGGGCATTCAGGGCTTCACTGCCGATGATGCGCTTTTGCGGGTGTGCCATGGTCACAGCTCACCCAAGGCCGACAGGTACAGATCGAGGATGGCTTCCTCTTCCTGTCGCTTGGCCTTGTCCTGCTTGCGCATGCGGATGACCCTGCGCAGGACTTTGACGTCGTAGCCTTCGCCCTTGGCCTCGGCGAAGACCTCTTTCATGTCCTCCATGACGGCCTTCTTGTCCTCCTCGAGGCGCTCGATGCGCTCGACGATGGTGCGAAGGCGGCCTTGGGCGGCGGCAGTCATTACGTCCGGATTATCGAACGCGGCTTCATTTGAGATTGGATGGCCCATCAGTAGTCACCGACCGAGGTGACCACGTTGTCCTCGTCCAGAATGATCTTGGTTCCGGCGGCGTAATAGGCACGGATTTGGTCGCCCAGACGCCAGCTACGTCCAATATGGTGAACGTCTTTCAGATCGCGCTTATCGATAGTCGCGCTGGAAATAGTGCCGTCTTTGTTGAGCAGTATCTGGTGGCGGCAATTGTATTTATCGCTCTCGGATAGGTGCTCTTCTTCATCAAGGTAAAGCCATGCAGAGTCGTATTCCGTGTGGCGGACTATGACCGTGATAACCTCACCATAATCATCAGTGTATCCGTACCGTGCTTTGATCATGTTTCTGGCGATCTCGGACAGCTTGATTTCGGCGGGCGCGATGTTCAGCAGTTCGCGGATGTCGTCTGCCAGTCGGGCGTTGATCAATGCGCCCGCGTGATCCTTCACCTGTTTTTCGATCATGCCTGTCACTAGCGCGCCGTAAGAAGGCAGGTTCAGATCATTGACCTTCAGGCTGGCTTCCACGGCTGCTTTGATTATCTCCCCGATATCGCTGTAGCTGCGAAGGGCGTCGTCGATGACTTCCGTGACCAGCTTTTCGACGCGGGTGGCCACCTTGTCCTTGACGAACTCGGGCGTCATGACTTCGGCAACGGCTTTGTTGATGATGTCGAATGTATCGGTCATGCGGCTATCATCCGTGCGCGGGCATTGAGGAGCCAGTTGGTCAAGGCGCCTTCGATGCTGCCGCTGCTGCTGGAAGTGATGCCCGCGAGCGTCACTTTGTGGCCGTCGAACTTAGAGCTGACGCAAGCGTTAAGTCGGGTGACAAGATCATCTGTCAGAGCCTGTTGGACGCCATGGCGCCGTGCCTGATATCCGGGGGCGTTAATCGGCCCTGCCGCTATTCGGGCTGCGAGGAGCATACGCTCGACCTCAGCGGTCAGCGCTTTCATCTCTGGAATGGAGAGTTTGAGGAGCCGGCTCATTTTGCTTCGGCCTTTTTGACTGCGCCGCCTTTTGCGCCGGCAGTGCGGGCCAGAGTGCGGTTTTGCGAGAACGAACGCTTCTCAGCGGGCACAGAGCCACCGCCCTTGCGGGCAATCTCTACGCGGCGTTCGGGCGACAGGCTGGCAAAGCCGCGCTTGCGAATGTTGCTGGTGGTCTGGGTCATGCGGCCACCAGTGCGATTGGGTGGCGGCGGGCCATGACGATGGCGGCTTCGGTGGCGCTGCGGCCCAGAAGCACGAACAGGGCGACGTCGCATTCGGTGCGCGTGCGGCCTGTGGCCATGGCGGTTTCGGTCAGATCACCACGGAATGAATGGTGCAGATCTCGAAGGTCTTGAAGTTGGCGCTCTGTCCATGGACGTGCGCCTTTGTTTGCAAATGCGGGCATTGGTCCCCCGTTCAACGACAAGGGGAAGTTCTCATATTCAGAACTTTGGAGTCAACCTATAAAGTTCTGCTTTTCAGAACTTTATTGTTGCATCTAGATTCAACACGCAACCAAACTGATAAAACAGGCAGTGGTGACCAGGCTTTGGGGGCAGCGCCCTAGCGTTGCTGATTGCTGTTTTGGGCCTTCGCAATTCCGATAGCTGCGTTTCTGAATTGACGCATCAAAAGGGCGTCTTCTGGCTTCATCAGAAGTTCGTACATTTCGATGCCAAGCCAATCGGAAATCTCGATTAGAAGGTCGCGATTAAAGCGCTGCCTTCCGTGCCAAATGTTTGACATTCGGGATTTAGTCCAGCCGAGCTCATTGTTGAGAGCGGCTTGTTTCTTGCCGAAATGCTCCATCCATTCCTGCAAATACCAGTCGCGTTCATCGATTGTGCTCATGCTGGCATTAGTGCCTGAACCGTAAGAGTCGTCGTTTCCAAAAAACTGAAATCTCTTCCTTGACTCATAGTTCTGAAAATAAGAACTTTGGGTATGGACCTTCAGCATTGGCGAAAATCCAAAGGCATTACCTTGGAGCGTATGGCTTCAGGCGTTGGCATTCGTTCGAAAGGACGAATGAGCCGCATCGAGCGTGGCATGGAGAGATGCCCAACTGATCTTGCGATCGCCATCGACCGCCTGACATCAGGCGAAGTCCCTGTCGCAGTCCTACGTCCTGATTTGCATGACGTGCGCGTCATCACAGCACTGGCTCCCTAGCTATGAGTGCGGGGGGTGTTGCGTATTGCGATGATTGCGGGTGGCAGGCGTGCCTAAAGGAAAGCCGCTGTCTAGAAGCGGAGGCCGAGGCGCAGGGCGTGTCGGCGTCCGACCTCGAGTTGGAACTGTTGCGGTATCCACCAGCGGTCCTGACGGTGCCTGACCTCTCTGCTGACGAGTTGGAAGAACTCGCCAGTGCGTTGAAATCTGACAAGTTATCCACAGGCGGCGGTGTCGTGTCGCGCTGTGTCAAAATCGGCGTCCCCCTAACGCCGATGCCTGCCGGATCGGGGTCATCAGCCCCCCTCCAGCCCTGTTCCGGCAGGCCCACCATATTCTCGCATGACGGTGATTTTTGATCTCCGCCATGCATGACCTGATCCGCCGACTGCTGAGGCAGCTTGCGCTGGACCGCGAGCGTGGTTGCGCCGCGCAGGGATGAACCCTGCATCCGCCCTACATCGGGATACGAGCCAGCGGGGCAAGCCCCCTGATGCTGTTTGTCGTCCGGCCCCATTCGTCGGGGTGACACAGATTTCGCCAGTCGGCTGACAGCCGCCTGCGCCGCTCTCTCTACGCCCAAAGCGCTGACTATTTCCGTGCGGATCGCCACGGTCATCGGGATGCCTTTTGCCAACGCTGGGCCGTAATGCGCCACAGCGAATGCCTTTGTGCGGCCCAAGACCGAACGGCGTCACGCGGATTCGAAGATAGAGAATCCACTTGAACATTCGACAACACGCCTATCTGGCGCGCGCCCTGCAGGATGCCTGCGGGGGCGCAGACCGTTGTGTGACCCTGTTGGAGGAGACGCCCTTTGCCATGGGGCGAACGGCCATGTACGGGTGCCGATCATCCGAGGGCGGCAAGACGATGCCGATCGGGGCACTGCACCTGCTGGAGCTGGAGTGCGCAAAACCGATCTATAGTCAGGCTCTGGTCAATGCCGGTCCCGCCCCCAGCGAAGCCGAATGCGCGATCAGCGAGGCGTGCGAGGCGTCGGAGACAATGGCGCGGGCGCAGTCCATGATCCGCAAGGCGGGCGCGGATGGCTTTTATGACGAGAATGAAAAGCGCGAGATCGAACCCGAATTACAAAGGGTCGAAGCCCATGTGCGCAGCATCCGAGCGGGCATGGAGGGCGCGAAGTGAGCATTGCCCCCGCCCAGACCTTCAAGACCCCCGAACATCGCCGCACATATCAGCGGGTCCGCCGTGAAAGCCGCTGGGCCGGTAGCGAGCGGTGGCAGTCCATCAGCCTCGAGCATGGCAAGGACATGCTGCTGGCGTTGACTGTCTATCGCGAGAAGCTGCGCCAGCCCGGCCAACGCTGGGGCGCGAAAGGCACCATATCGTCCGGTGCGGTCGAGATGTATCGACTGATGATCAATATGGCGGTGCGCGGGCGCGGGCGACTGGAGCCGAGCGTAGGGTGGCTGGCCGAGAAGTTGAACGTACCGGCCAAGGTCATCCATGCGTGGAAGAGCCAGCTGAAGGAGCATGGCTTCCTGCGATGGCAGCGGCGCTATGTTGAAAGCGGTCTGAGGGGGCGGCGTGGCCCGCAGGTCAAACAGATCTCGAACGCCTATGCCCTGCTGACGCCGACCAAGGCGTGGGAGGGCATCAGCAAGATCATCCGCAGACGCCCGAAAGCGGCGCGTGGAGCGGCATCATCCGTTTGTGGGGCGCTGCCCATGACCGCCAAGGCGCAGCGGCTGGAGGCCCAGCAAAAGGCGGGCAGGGCGGCCATGCTGGAACAGTTCGATACGCTCGGCACCCTGATCGCACTGGATAGCGCTGAAAACGACCCGTCCGGTCTGGAAGGAACGTGAATCACCTGAGGGTCGAGAATCCATCCTGATATCTATTATCTAATGCGTCTCGCTGGTCGCGAGACCACTTTGATACCAGATAGAAGGCGTCGTCCTGGTCGGACGACCACTTAAATCCCCGATCGATGATGCAGACGGGGTGTTTCCAACAGAAACCGCAGGGCGGACAGGCTCCGCCTGTCCTTTGACGCCCACAGGCTGCCGCGCGAAGCACGGCGGCCGTTTGTGTATGGGGCCAGCGTGGCTGGCTCTGCGAAGGGTGAGGGGTTTCGATTTTCGCGCGCGTGGGGGCGGGCCGAGCGTGTGAAGCTGGCGATACAATCGCTTGGCTTAGACGTGACGGGCCATAGGTACCGTTATGTCTGGGTCAAATGGAGGGACGGGCGCGCGGGCGGGGCGGGCGCAAAAGCTTGACCATATTGAAATGCGACCAAAACAAGGCCATTGGGAACTATCGTTCGCATCGGAGATCTTGGATGGAAACCCTCGGCGGAATTCTGCTGTTCGCGGCTATGGCTGCATCTGTGTTGGGCGTTCTCAACCTCATCAAGCCACAAGCTTGGATGAAAATTAAGAAGCGCCGCTATGGGGCGCTCATGATCCTTGGGTCTTTATTTGCCACTGGTCTGGGCGGATCAATGCTGCCAGTACCTGAAGACAGCGCCGTTAAGGCCGTGGCCGACCAGACAGACACCAACCCAATTGTTCGCGACGGCGTGACGCAGGAAGAGTTCGAAGTGATTTGGACGAGCGTCAAAAACTACATGGCTAGATGTGATGGTCCGCTGACTGCGGCAGGAACGGCACTAGAAAGCGGTGATGTTTACGCCGCCTACGGCCCGACGAAGTCGGCAGCTGAGGCATGCGAGGCCGCTTGGTTAGACATGGGGAAAATTAGGATTCCCAAAAGCGCCAAAGGGGATGCCAAAACGGCTCTTAAAGACGCGTTGGATACCTGCAACACAGCAATTTATCTAAAACGCGAAGCCTTGAAACAGCTTCAAACGGTGCTCGATGGAGATGTGCGCCCATCCATCATGGAAGATACTAAAGACAAGCTGGAAAGAGGTGGCGGGCTATCGACAAAATGCACCTTTGATTTCCTTGCTGCTGCAACACAATCCAAACTGATGCTGCCTGAATTGCAGGAAGCCTTTGATCAAGCAAAAGAGAAATAAACACATTTAAGTGTGTACTGCGCTTGTGTAGATGATCTGCCGTGTGTATATAAATACACATGAGGAGGCGGCGATGGAGCTGGAAACAAACTCTCGGAAGCTTTTGAGGGTTCTGAAGGAGGCGGGTTTCGAAGAGGTGAGCAAACGAGGCTCGCATCTGAAACTTCGGAAAGGCGATCTAACAGTGATCCTGCCCCATCCGAAAAAAGACCTGCCCCTCGGGACCGTCAAAAGCATCTACCAGATGGCCGGACTTTTATAGTCCGGCCCACATCCATCGCCGCATCAATGCCAAGGAGGGCCGTATGCGATATTTTACAGCCATTGTTCATCAGGACGCCGATAGCGCGTTTGGTTTGACGTTCCCCGATCTGCCCGGCTGCTTTGCTGGAGCTGATAGCTGGGACGGTATTCCGGCTGCTGCCAACGAGGCGCTCGATCTGTGGTTTGAGGATCAACCTGATGTTGAGCCATCATCATTGGATGCGCTTCGCCAGATGCCCGCCGTTCAGCAGGCTTTGTCTGAAGGAGCCAGCCTGATAACGCTGCCCTATATTCCGGCAGACACCGCCATCGAACGTATCAATGTGACGATGGAACGCGGGCTGCTGCGTTCGATCGACGAAACCGCCAAGGCGCGGGGCATGACCCGTTCCGGTTTTCTGGCCGCTGCTGCCCGTCACGAACTGGTCGGGGCGTAGGGTCTTTAACCCGCCGGTGACGCTAGGGCGGTGCGGTTTGTGCGCGGCTGTGCGATGGGCAAGTTGATGCGCGGGTTCGGTCGGGCGGATGGCACGATGGTCCGCTCGATTGTCAGTGCGGCGACGAAGGTGTGACCGCAGACGTCGTCACCCTCTACATTGGTGCATTGAAAGCGCAATTCCCTGAAAAGGGGTGTGATGGTGCGCGTTGTACGAGTCGTTGCAACGGCACCACAATGGGGACAAATCTGCTTAAGAGTGCTGCCGCCCTGGTGTCTACGATTGGCATTTGCGCCGCCAAAACGGGTGTCGTTTTCCATATCATTCCCCGACTTTGCCCCGGTTGTATTTTTATCATATTTCATAGGTGCTTACCTCTGTTTCTTTGGGGGATTGTTCAGGTGTTCGCATTGCGTTGCGTATTTGCCGAACCGCCGAGTTCCATCTGAATGACGGTGCCCAAGCCTGAACTGTTGAGGGTGTGACGGGCTTCATCCACCAGCCAACTGGCCGCATCGATTTCGGGCTTGAAGCCGGTGACCGCCACGGTCTTTTCCGGAAAGATATCGGGGCGTCCTTGGGCGAGGGTCAGAGAGAATTTTGCCGCGCCACGCTCCAGCCGTTTGTATTCTGCATCGGCGGCACGGCGGGCGTTCGCTTCGCTGGCATAGGTGCGAGCCAGTTTCTTGGCGTTGTCGTCATCTCCGACCACCACCTTTCTGCGCTGGCCGCCGGCACGGTCATGCCATTCGGCGATGACACCGGAATAGGATCCGCGCTCTGCAGACTCCCAAGTGTGGCGGTCGCCATCTCTGCGGGTGATTGTGGCCAGCCCCAGTGGTTCACCCCCGGGGCTTTCACCGGCACCACAAGCCATGAAGATCAGTGCGCCGGCCTTAACGGTGGCCACCGCATCGTGGGTGCGGCCCAGACGGGCTATCAGGGCCGCGTCGGATTCATTGCTCTGGGCCAGATGGGCGATATCGACCGCGGCCTTGTCATCGGAGCATTTGAGCTGAAGGCCGTTTCGACCGGCCAGATCGTTGAGGATCGCGCCAAGTGTCGTCTGCGTCCACGACTGGATGCGGCGCTGGCGAAAGGCGCGTGTCAGATCGGCCGATCGGGCGCGGATGGTCAGGGTGTCGGGTGTGCCGGCGTGTGTGAGCTGGTCCACCTTGAACCGGCCCTTGTCGATCAGTTGTGGCGGATTGGCTGTGCCAAGGTCTTTCCAGCCCAGTGAAACCGCGATGATGACACCGGGACGCGGGACGACCAGTTGGCCATCATGGTCGGACAGGACCAGTGACAGCTCGTCAGCATCGGTGCCGCGTTTTTCGGTCAGATCGAGAATGATCAGGCGCGGGCGCAGGGTGTCGGCGATATCGACACCATCAACTGTGATCGACCATGCGGCCTGACGGTGAACATACTGGCTGGTCATGTGGCGGCCACCTGTTCCGGTTCTTCAGGCAGCGGGTCATCCATACGTTTGAGCGACAAGGTGAAGTCGCTGATACGCGAACGGCCATTGTCCATGATCGAGCGCTGGGTTTCGTCCAGCGACGTAATGGCGTAGGCCCCGTAGATGTGGCCCGAGCCATCGACCAGCGGGAAGGCCTCGCCGGTGTCAGCCATGGTGCGTAGGTCATCCAGACTGTCGGCCTTGCCGAAAGCCACAGGGGCCAGCATGCCGGTCAGGGTGATGTCATCGTCACCGGCACCGGCGAACTGGCCAGCAGGGCGTGCGCCGACGCGATCGCTGGTCGGGTGACGCCACGATGACCGGCGTTGAAGCTGGTTATAGGTGAGGGTGGGCAGGTCGAAAACGAACATGCCAAGCGTCATCAGGGCCATGATTAGTCGAAGCCCTCTGGATCATCACCGAGTGTGGACAGATCAGGACTTTCGAGCATGGCCTTGATCCGGCGTGCAATCGCGGCCTCGTCCTGACCCGGTTGGGCATAGACGTTGATGACTACCTGACCGATCGATGGCCTTGTCTGGTTCTGACTGGCGACCGACTGAACCGGCGGTGCAATGCGCGGGCCGTTATCGAACGACATCGATGGCGATGCACCGGCCCCAACGGCAAGGGCGGCGGTCATGCCGGCACCGACACGCGCTACGGCGCTGACGGCACTGCCGCTGGAACGGTTCAGGCCCTGGGCCAGACCCGCCACAGTTTCATCGCCCAGTCCGGCGAAGACACGGCTGGGCGATCTGATGCCCAGCTTGTTCTTCAGGCCGGTGACCAGTTTGCCGCCTAGATTAGCGATCGTTGAAAGCACGTTGGGCAGCCCGCCCATCAGGCCGTTGATCAGGCCTTTGATCAAATCGCCACCGATGGATTTGAACCGCTCGCCCAGACCCGACAGGGCGGGCCAGACCTTCTGGAAGGCCTGTATCAAGATGCCGACCGGCGAGAAGTTCATGAAGACGAAGATCAGGGCCTGAATGGCCGCGCTGCCGATCTCTTTGATCTTGGTCCAGACACCGGCGAACCAAGGGCCAATCGTGCCCCAGTTTTTATAGATCAGGAACACGCCACCTGCGAGCAGGGCGACAGCGGCCACAATGGCCAGAACGATCCATGTCATAGGGTTGGCCAGCAAGGCGGCTGTCCATGCCCATGTGGTACCGATCATGCCGGTCAGGCCCGCGATAACAGGGGCGAACAGGGCGCTGGATCCAGCCAGCGCGAACTGGAGGAGGGCAAATGGGCCAAGCACGGCGGCGACGGCCAGTGCCAGACCGCCAAAGATCAGAAGAGCGCCAGCCACAATGGCGAGCAGGGTGCCGGCAACCTTGATGACATTGGGATGGGCGTCGGCAAAATTGGTGAAGCGTTCAGAGGCATCGCGAACCTGAATTGCCACTTCGCGGATGACGGGCAGGAAGTTTGTGCCCGCCGTAATAGCCACGCCCTTAATGCCTTCCTTGGCTTGATCCATGGCCCCTTTTGTACCGGACATGCGGTTGGCGAACTCGACGGCCATCGAGCCTGAGGTCTTGCTACTGTCGGCCACGGCATCAAGATTGGTTTTGAGAACGTCCAGCTGTGACAACATGGGCGCGATAGCCGCCACGGATTCAGAACCGAACAGCTGTGTCAGGGTTGATGCCTGCTCATCCGCAGACAGTTTGCTGACCCGCTCAAGGACATCGACAATGGTGCCTCCGGCATCGGCCTGCATGGCCTTGGCTACGGCACCGGCTTCCAGTCCCAGCGCCTTGTAGGCAGTTACCTGTGCCTTGGTGGCGGCCTTGCCCTTGGTCAGGGCCAGCATGGTGTTCTTGATGCCGGTAGCGGCAACTTCTTCGGCCACACCCATGCCAACAATCGTTGCCCCGAGCGCTGCCGTTTCGCGAGCGGCCAAGCCGGCCACACCACCCAGAGGGCCGACGCGCGTAACAACATCGGAAATGGCCAAGGCCGTGGCGTTGCCGTTATCACCCAGATAGTTGATTTCGTCGGCCAGACCACGCACGGCATCCTGGTTCATGCCAAAGGCCGTGCGCCATGTGGCCATTTTCTGACCGGCATCCTCGGCTGTGGTTCCGAAAGCTACGCCCATCTGGCCGGCATCCTGAGCGAAGCCTTTCAGCTCCGCGCGGGGGATTTTGGCCTGACCCGCAGCAGCTACAATTTGTGAAACACCTTCTGCTGGCAGGGCCAGATCACGCGATAATTGCAGAACATCACGGTTCATCTGCCGGAACTGAAGGGGTGTTTCGAAGTCCACCACCTTTTTGACGTCCAGCATGGCGTCCTGAAAATTGATCGCCGCTCCGGACGCCGCGACAAGAGGCGCTGCCGCGGCCATGCCCGCGCCGATCGAAGATGCACCCGCTCCTGCAGCTGTGCCTGCAAAGGACTGGATGTTGTCATAACGGGTTCGCGCGCCTGCCATTTGAGCTTTGCGCTGGTTCAGAACTTCAAGCTTCTTGCGCTGGGCCTCCATCGCGTCGGTGGCAGATCGTGTTTCCCGGGCAAGTTTAGCTTCTGATCCACTGAGGTTTTTGGTCGATAGACCGGCAGCGGATAGCTTGCTCCGCAAATCCTGAAGCGTTCGAACCTGAGATTGTTCAGCTTGCTGAAGCTGATTGACCTTATGTCGGGCTATTTCCAATGCGCGACTGAGCTGTTTGGTCGGACTGCCTGCAGCGGCATGTGCCTTTGCCAGTCTCGCTGCCTCTGTGCGGGCGGACGTTAATGCCTCTCGTGTCTCGCCTAGCTTGCCATTCAGCTTGCGATAATCAGCAATGTTCGAGGCTGATTTTCTGAGGTCATTAACGCGTTCGCGCGCGGCGCGCAGGGCCTTGGATGTCGCGTCAGTATCGTTGCGCACGCCCTTTAGGAACTTCGTGGCATTGCCCGTAGCGTTCAGGATCATTTGCAGGCGAAGATTACGCGACATCGTAAGGCTTAGCGTCCCTTGGTTTTGTCTGAGGCGTGCATCTGTTTCCAGCGCTCGACGGCCTGATCGCGGCAGTCGAGGATTTCGGAAACTGTCATCTCGGCCATTTCCGACAGCGGCCAGTGGAACACGGCAGCGATGTCGAAAAAGGCGTCATCGATCATTCGAGGCCAGCTTCGACCTTCTGTTTCTTCTGCAACAAAAAAGCAGCGATCTCTCCGGCAATGGCGGTGCAGTCTTCACCTTCCATGTCGAGGAATTCCTGAGCCGTGATGACCGGCGAGGAGATACGCGGCACCACCTTGGACGCCGCCACCAGATCGAGGTTGAGCAGATCGACCACCTTGGCTCCGCGCAGGGCACCGCCCTTGGGCTTGCGCAGGACGACAGCGTGAAAAACCTGATCGCCACGTTTCAACGGCGTATCCAGATCAACCGAGACGGTTTCGCGGGCATTGTTTTCAGTGACTTCGGCTTGATCGTTCATTGTAAAGGTTCGCTATATGGGGGAAGAGAAAGAAGGGGCGTTCAGGCGAAGCCGAGAATCCGGCGCTCTTCGGCCATGCGATCGACGCCGTGGACGATGAAGACCTTGTTCAGGACATCGATCTCGAACTCGACGCGGCCATTGCGAACCTGTTTGTAATAGGAACAGGTGGTCTTGTAGGTGACCTCGGTGTCGCCACCGACCTCGTCGCCGCCGGCATCAATGGCGTAGGTACGGCCACGAACGGTGATCTCGACAGCAACGTAGCGGCCCTCGGCAGCTTCCTGATAGGCACCGGTGAAACGCAGCTGGGTGGCGTCGATGGCATGTTCGGCAAAGGTGGCATTGAGGGCCGGGATTTCGCCGCCATAGGTGTGCTCGACTTCCAGAGCCTGAAGGCCGGTGAAGATTTTGACAGGGGCGATCATGCCACCGCCGCGCCAGTCCTCACCTTCCATTTCCAGAGGCGGACGGGTGAAGGTTTTGCATTCACCCATAAAGCTTTCGCCGTTGCCGTGGACCACCATGTCCTTGAGTTTGGGTGGCAGGTTCATCGTAGCGTTTCCTAAAGAATATCAGTCTTCAATCTCGAAGACCTGAGAAAGAAGGTGATCTGATCAAGCGGCGAGAGCGTTGAAGTCGGCGTAGAATTCGTCGGTGATCTGACTTTCGACCGACAGGTCTTCCAGCGGCGCGCAGGGCGTGAAGCGGTAGCCAATGCGCAGCTTGCCGTCTGCCAGCTGGTCCGGTGTGTTGGCGTCGGTCAGGAAGGCTTCGGCACCGATGATCTGCCCAGCAGACTTCAAGCGGCGGAACAGGGCGTTGATGCTTTCGACAATGTCGCGCGCCAGAGCTGGTGTCAGGTGGCGGTCGATATAGGGGAAGACGCCCTCGGCAATGGTGTCGCGCAATACCTGATTGGTGCGCACAGTGCTTTCAAAGGCAAAGCGGGTATCGGTGGCGCAGCCACGGTTGCCCCAGAACCGGAAGCCATCGCGACGGATCAGGCAGGTGATGTCGGCACCGTTCAACAGGCCGGCCTCGGTGTCCTCGTCCTGCAAGTCCCAGCTGACCGGCGTATCCAGACCGACAACGCCATGAACCGGCACGTTGGAAATGGTCTTATGGAAGCCGATCTCCTGATCGATGCGGGCGCGAAGGCCCACGGCCACGGCGGTGGCATAGGTCGGTTCGATCGCCTTGCTAACCGGATCGGCGGCGGTGAAGCTGCCAAAGATCAGGAACAGTTCGCGATGGGTGAAGTTGGCGCGGTAGGCAGTGGCGGCCGTCACGGTGCGGACGGGACCGGCCTCGTAATAGGCGACAGCATTCAGGCGAGAAGCCACAAGACCCAGCGCCTCGCCCACGGCCTGATCGGTTACGCCCGGTACAGCAAGAATACGAGGGCGCAGACCGGTGATGCTCTGGCTGTCCAGAAGGGCCTGCATACCGGTGCGTGAACCTGCGGCACCGTCGCCGATGATGTTGGCGCGCAGACTGGTTGCGATATCCTCTTCGTTACCGCCTTCACCTTCGGCCACGCGAACGACGACGCCAACGGCATTGACCTGATCGCCAATGGCGCGCAGCGATTTGGCAAGGGTGCCTTCTGCGCCTGCGGCCTGAATGGCGGCCCCGATGTCGGTGACGATGACGGGTGTATCCAGCGGGAAGACTTTGTCGTCAGCGGCAGAAGCCGTCGCAACCAGTCCCCAGATGGCTGTTGCAGCCACTTGAAGGGTGAGCGCGCCAGTCGTGACTTCGATGATTTTAACGCCATGACGGCGCGGGGCGAGGGCCATGGGAGATGTCCTTGAAAGATCAGATGAGGGAAAGGGGCAGGGACTGGATGATGCGTCGCGGACGGGGCAGGTCGGTGCGCACAAGATCCAGTTTCAGGCAGGCCGAATGGTCGTCGATTTCGAGACGAACGGATTTGATGCGGGCGCGGCGCGACCAGAGCATCAGAGACATGGCTGTGGCTCCGTAGAGCTTGAGCCGTGTCTGTTCGTTCATCGGCTGATCGATCAGTTCGGGAATGTAGGAGCCATATTCGCGGCGCATGACGCGCGAACCGATGGGGGTGGTCAGGATGTCGGCCACCGACCGGCGGATATAGTCGTCGTCCAGTTCGGAGACGGCGCGCCCTGTCACAGGTGAAAGGCCGCTCATTGCGGGCCACCCGATACTGCCGATCCCGATGCTACGCCTGTATGTTTGTGGCTCTTCAAGCTCTTGCCGGCACCGATCACATCTTGTTGGCCGGTGAGTGTGCCTGTGCCGGTCAGATCGCCTTCAAGGCTGACATTGCCGGTGATGGTCACATCGGCCTCGATGGAAAGGCCATCAGGCACAACCAGCGCCGCCTTGCCGATGAGTTCAAAGCGCAGTTCGCTGGCATCAGGATCATAGGATAGAAGGCTGCCATCCTTGAAGCGGATGGCGACCTTTGCGCCCATAAATAGCGGGGCCATCTGCGATGATGGCAGGCTGCTGCTGATATAGGCGCGCTCGATGTCGCCTTCAGGACAGATGATAATAACTGGCTGGCCGACCGTGGGCGGGTTCCAGATGGTGGTGTCACCGACGGACATGGACCAGTCGCACGGCGGTGTGAGGATATCGCCCAGCCGGACAATGGCCTTGCCCGCATCCAGATCGACGCTTTCAACCACGCCGTCGCGAACCAGATCGGCTAGGGCACGATTGGTTTCAGCGGAGGTCGAGGTGCGGGGGTTTCGGGACATGGGCCAAGGATGGCCCAGCGCCTGTCATCACTCCCGCGCGTGTTGTTGTCAGGTCCACCCGGCACAACAAGAGCTGACGCTTTAAGCTATGCCCCGGTGGCCAAGAGTTCGGCGGGCAGGGTCGGCCAGACGATATCGGTCGGGAAGCCGTCCTGTTCAGGAACGTCGCGCAGATCCTGCACATACTGGTGAACCAGCAGATAGTCCTCGTCGGTCAGGGTGGTGGTGAGCTGTAGCGACAGCTCACCCCTGTGCCGTTCGATCAACCACTGGACCGCTGCGATATCGGCATCGCGTCGTTGACGGGCCAGAAGGGCCAGCTGCTCGATGTCAGGCCCTGCCGGTTCGGTCGTGACCGGATAGCCATCGGCATCGATATCGAGAACGCGGCCTTCGGAAAGCTCGCCCAGCAGGCGGGCGTGATCGCCCATGCTGATCAGAACGATGTCCGAAGGCAGATCATGCGGCCACGAGGCGGGATCATAGAATGCGCGGGTTGAACCGCTAAATGCGAGTTGGGGCATGGTGTCAGACTCGTTGTCGGATTTTGTCAGGGAATAATGTCAGGCGGCACCACGCCGCCACCGCCACCGCCACCGCCACCGCCGGTGCTGTAAGCTGGATTGGGGTTGCCCTTGGCCAGGCCGATGGCCATCCACTCGAAGCCCTGCATGGCAGGGGAGCTGTCATTGGCCTTGTTGGCGTAGAAGGTGATCCGGTCCAGCCACTTGCCGTGGACCTGCATGTACCAGTCGTATTGGACCACAGCCGACGGGTTGCGGGCATTGGCCAGCGCCACCAGACAACCGCCGCCAAAGGCCACTGGAAGGGTGGCGTGTTGCACACCTTCGGTCATGCTGGCGATGTTTACACCCCACTGGATGATCAAGTCGGTGCCGGGGATTTGGATATAGCCACTCGGCCCTATGGACTTGGCAAAAGACCAAAGACCGGCAGGCGTCATCGACCGGCTGGCATCGGTTCCGGCTTGGGTCTGGGCGTTGGTGGCCAGCAGGGCCAGACCGCGTACCGAGGTGGTGGCATTGGGCGCGGGCGGGATAGCGGCGATGGCGTTTGCGACATCAGTTGTGCTGGCAAGTTTGATCCACGGTCGCCAAACTCCGCCATTTCTACGTCTGGCCCAAATACCATCAACCTGAATTCCCATGGCTAACTGTGCAATGTTGTTGGCATCATAGGGGATACCCAGAACCTGCAACCAGTTGCTTACGGGGGTATTGGCAGTGGTCGAAATCGTCCTGCACGATTCAAATTCATTTAGCCCGATGTTGTCGGCATCATTGCTGGGAGCTACGCTAGGTGACGCTGTAAACAGCCCCTTGGCCGAAATACGTTCAATCGTCGCATAGAGTGATGGATCGAAGTTTCCGCTGGTCCAATGTTCTACCCAAGGGCTGAAGCTTCCTGCCAGAAATGGCCGTGACCAGAACCGACCGCTTGATCGTCCGTGGTAGGTTTGTAAACCCGTATCGGTGCTTGGGTTGTAAACCAGCAGCGTGCCGCCATCATTGGCAATGGGGTAGCCATCAGCAGTCTGGGCATTCGCATTGGTGGCCTGACGATAGGCCCCCGGCACAAGTGTGTTGTTCGGCGTATTTACCGATCCAAGCGAACCGCGCATCAGCAGCGAAGCGACTGCATCGGCTTTGTTTGACAAGGCCACGGCCAGCCCCGTGATCTTCTCCATACCCAATGCGGGAATGCGCCCAACAGCAAGCACACCTTGCTTGATGTCGTCGGCGTGGTGCTGGTGAGCCAGAGCAGCTTTTGAGGCCAGAGCATTGGCCAACCCACTGATCTTCTCCATGCCGAGCGCAGGGATTCGAGCAACGGCAAGCACACCTTGCGTGATGTCGTCGGCGTGGTGCTGGTGAGCCAGAGCAGCTTTATCGGCTAGCGCGTCAATCAGGCCTGTGATCTGAGCCATGGTGTGCGAGTGGACCGTGGCAGCCTTGCCTGCGAGGGCATTGGCCAGACCGGTGATCTTCTCCATACCCAGCGCCGGTATACGTCCAACATTGAAGATGCCCGAGGTGGTGTCTGAAGCGTCGTGTTTGTGGCCGATCAAGGCAAAACCAGACAGGGCCGCAAGCGCTCGCTTCAGCAGACGAGGTGTGATGTAGCGCCAGTTGTCGTTGCCGGCGTCGGCTTCGGCATCGGTGGCCACCTCGGTGATGCCGGCGATGGTTTCGCTGGCCGGTGGCAGGGTAAATCCGACAGGGCCGAACTGCACCTGTGTGGTCGACAGAGCCACCAGCTTGGCATCCACTGCCAGCAGCAACATAGCTGCGGCGGATTTTTCGATGATGGTGGCAGTCTGGCTATAGACCGCAAACAGAACGCCGGTGGAGGTGTAGAGGCCAAAGGCCCTCATTGCATAGGCGTCGTTGCTTTCGTCACGGATCGTGACGTGCAACGTGTCATCGGCCACCACATCGCCCGCCATGGTGTCGAGGCGTTTGCGTTCATTGGGCAAGGCCGTCAGAGCGGCCAGATTGCCGGTAACGTGCTGGGTAGAAACCCCGACACGCGACAACACAAAAGCATTGGTGCCAGTGTTCTGGGCATTGATCAGGGCCGCGCGCCCCGCATTGGTGATGGTGATAGTGAACCCGGACATGGGTCAGGCAGCCTCGGACAGTTGCAAACGGCGGTGGATGACGGGGCGGGCCGCTGCGATCAGGCCGATCCCGCCACTGGCCTGAAGCCCTTGGGTGACGGTGAACCATGATCGGGCGGGCTTGGTGCGGGCGACCTCTTCGATCACCTCTTCGATAAATTGTTGCGTGGCGGTCTGGCCGTCCTCGCTGGTGACCGTCAGCACCATGTCAAAGGTGTGCGGCTGCCCCGGAGGATCCATCTGCCACCATTCGCGCAGGGCGATCTGGCCGCCAAAGGCCTGAACCACGGCGCGCACTGATGCCGCCGAACCTTTCCGTCGGTGCAGCTCGATCGAGTTGGCAATGAGGTTGCGTTTGATCCTGACGGACCATGACGGGTTCCAGCTGTCGACCGAACGGGTAAAGGCCAGCCATGGCAGGAAACGCGGCGGACAGGTCTCGACATTGACTAGATCGCGCAGGTCGACCGGCATCAGGTCCAGCCGGCGGCCCAAGGCCTCAAGCGCCCGTTCAAACTGGGTGGCATTAGGAGGCAGCAGCGAGGTGGTATCGGCGGCGCGCAAACTCATTCGGCCAGCCCGTCATAGGCGAGGATGATACCCGTGCAGCGGGCGGCTTGTAGCGGGGAAACGACGATTGAGGCAGCGGGCTGCTGAAGGTCCACATCCTGTACGCCGTCCGGACAGAGGGCAGCAGTCAGGGCGGCGCGGGTGATGTCGCGTCCCAAGCGATAGGAACGGGCCAGATAGTCATCCAGCCGGCGGCGGGCCTCGGCCATCACCACATCGCTATCGGGGCCGGCAAAGGTTTTGATACGGGCCTGAACCTTGAAGGTCAGGATTTCAGCCGACTGGACGATGACGTGATCGGTCAGGGGTCTAACATCGTCATCGGACACTACGGCCTTGACGCGATCCAGAAGGGACTGGTCGGCCGTCCCGTTGCCGTTGCGCGACAAGACGGTGACCAGAACATCACCCGCCTGCGGGCTGACACACGAAGCATCGAGAACCAGAGGCGAGGCCTCGCGGGCGAACTTCACATAGGCACCGGCGGGACCGGCGACCGAAAAACCTTCAGGCCCCATCATGGCCCGTTCGCGTAAGGAGTCATCGCTTTCCATCACGGCAGGGGTGCCGTTGATCGGATCCGCGGGCGTGATCTCCATACGCAAGGCAAAGGGGGCCGCTACAACATCGAGATCGGCACCGATGGCATAGGGCAGGGTCATGGCCTTGGCGGCATCATTGATGCGCTGGCGCAGGTTCAGTTCGCGATAGGCGAACGCATGGATCAGCTTGACCAGTACTTCGCTGTCGTCCTGAAGCACCGGTGCGGTTTCAGGAGCGAGGGCAATCAGGTCGGCTTTCAGGCCCGCGACAATGTCTTCGAAGCTCAGGGTTTCGATAACGGCTGGAAACGGAAGCCGTGACAGATCAACGGCGGTCGTGCCGCCAGCGGGGCCGGAATATTGGGTCATGCCTGGATAGGGCCGTGTGCGGCCTATCCGGGCGAGGATGCGGTGTTGTCAGGTCCACCCGGCACAACAAGGGAGGCGGGCTTAGAGCCGCCCTTCCATGTGGGCATAGACGAGTTCCATGGCGGCTTCGTCGTCGGCCTGACTGAAGCCCAACAGCTCGCGCTGGGGATATTGCGTTTCGGGACCGTCAGGCACCACGCGGTCCTTCAGACCGAAATGGTGGATGCGGGCGAGGCGGCTGGCCCGGCTGGTGAACTCGACATAGGCCTCGTCCATGGTTGAACCGGCCTTCATGTGTTTGGCGGTGCGTAGGCCGGTGAACATGGTCTGTGCCTTGCGCCGGACGCTGCCTTTGCGGGCTTTTATTGCGCCCGCTATTGGGCCGGGATCGGCACCGCCTTCGGCTGGCAGGTGGCGGGCAATTCGGTCGGCGCGGAATGTACGAAGGCCCTCGGCCTCGCGGTCAAAGCCGGTGAGCATGTTGCCCTTGCGCACCCAGCTGCGCATATCGACCAGTCGTTCGTCTCCGCTGCCCTTGCGATAGAGGAAGCGGATGGCGCGACTGGCAGGCTTTTGATCCTTGCGGGGTTTACGCTTGGGCCATGGTGAGCCGTCGGGGGCCTTCTGGGCGCGGATACGCTGTTGCTGGGAACGACGAAGCTGAAAGGCCAGACTGCGGGTCAGGCGACGGCGCTCGGCATCTTCAAGTCGTTCCAGATATTGCGAGACAGCCTCGCGATAGATCAGCAGGTCATCAGCACGATCTGCCATTGTTTTTGCCCTATCTCAGCCGACGCGGTCGGCTGCTACTTGAGGGCATGTATGTTTGCCCAAACGCTTCGCCATGTGGGGGCATGGTCAATCCACATCGTGATCGCAGCGCGCGATCAACTCGTCGTCCAGATATACCCTGTGCAGCGGGGCGGACTGTTCCAACGCGAACGGAACCGGCTCTTCTGGACGGGTCATGTCGTGACCGCCATCGGGACGCAGTTTAAGTGCTACGGCTTCATTCAAAGGAATGCGGATCATGATGTCGGCCTTGCCGTCATCGAGCAGCTCGACCTCCCATTCTATACCGCCATTATCGGCGGTCAGGGAAAGCAGTTCTGATTGCCAGCGTGCCACCCATGCCATCAGGGGCACTGTGATTTCATCCAGCGACCAGGCGCAATCCAGAATGGCCATGACCAAGGTGTAGCGATACTCGAAGCCATGTCCGATGCGGGCCGTTCCGATCAAGCTGCCAGACGGAATGGCAAAATGCATATCGGCAGGGTTCTGGCCGATGCCGCGATGCGACAGGGCCGCCGTCATGTGGTCCTTCAGGCTATTCAACTTGCGCATTATTCTTGCCCTAACGCATCCGACGCGGTCGGCTGCTGCTTGAGGGCTAGTTTGGAAAACTTCATCAGATCAGACTGCTGACCGAGCAAGGTGTCCACGGCCAGTTGGCGGGCGGCATCGCAGGCGACAAGGGCGGCACCTCTCTGGACCAGCAAGGTTTCCAGATCGCCTGTGGTGACTAGGCCTTCAGGAAGGCGTGGCAGGTGGCACGGCTGCATGGCCTGTTGCGGGATCGGTCTTAGCGGTGGGCTGACGGCAGATGGCGGGCCGGAGCTGGCACAGGCTGTCATCAGCAAGGCGCAAGCGATCAAGGCGGGCAGGGTCAACGGGCGAGTTTGCATCGGGGGCCTCGGCGGCAGCGGTGGCGGACTGGAAGGCGATCTGTTCGGCGGCGCGGATCTGGATGGTGACCTGTTCGACCCGGCGCAGGGTATCGACGGCCCCCTCGGCCTCGATGCGTCTGGCGCTGGCGTCTTGGCGGGCCGTATCGACAGACTGTTCGGCGCGGGTCAGGCGCTTGGCCATCAGGTCGAAGGGATCGAAGCGAAAGCCCAGCCCGTCCAGCACCACATAGACGGCCAGCACGGCCAGAAGACCGACGATCAAAGACACGGCGATGCCGACCGGCGTGCGGAAATTGAAGGTTCGGCCCGTCATGGATAGGCCTTGCGGTCGAGTTCGAAGTGCGGGCCGTCACGCAGGCGCGGCCAGTCGCCACCCCAGATGATGGGGGTGTTCAGTTCCTTGGCAGCCTGTTTGAAGGCGGCGGCGATTTTGGGATAAAGCGGCCAGTCCCAACGCACCGTGCCATCCACCCATGCGGCGATATCGACGGCGTGGCCGGTCAGATGGCGGCTGTTCTGGGTGCGGCTGGCACCGGCCTTGACCAGCTCCTTTTGGCGAGCAGGCGTGCGCAGGCCTTCGGTGATGGTGAAGTCGATGCCGGTGATCTGGATGGCGCGTTCGACCACGGCCACCAGATCAGGGTGTACGCCCTTCATCCGGTCGCGCGATCGTTGGCTGAGACGATAGGTCATAGCTTGTTTCCTCTCCATGCGCGGACAAGCGCGATGATGTGTTCGGCGGTCGGGCCGATCAGGTAGAAGGCGATGAGGGAGCCGAGCAGCAGGATCAGGCGTTCGGAGATCGAGCGCAGATCACCTTCGGGCAGGCGGGCAATCAGGCTGTGCAACTGGAACAGAATCCAGATCGTCACGCCCCAAGTGAACAGGCGTCGCCAGAACCATTGGGCTTCGGGCAGGGGCTGGCTCATCGACCCTGATCCTTTTCCAACTGGCCGCGTATCCATGCGATATCGCCCTGAATGTGAGAGACGCGCTCTTCCATGCGGGCAAAGTCACCGCGTGTGATGGGGGCGACCGTGGCCTCCATGGCTTCGACGCGGCTGAACAATCCGCCGATAGCGATGGCCACGATGAGGATTTGCACCCCGACCGCGAAGCACAGCTGAAGCAGGCTGATTGTGATGGTGAAAGGGGACTTGTTCACGTCATCAGCTCCATAGCTGGACCATGGGGACGGGGGCTGTGCGGGTGGCATCGGCAGGAACGAGGACGCTTTGGCCGTGGCGCAGGAAGCAACCCTGATCGGCAAGGCCGGGGTTCAGGTTCAAAACCTGCTCGACCACAGGTGCCGCGCGGCCAAGCGTTCGCCAGACCAGCTGGTCGACGGTTTCGCCCTCGATGGCGGTAACAGGCAGGGTGCGGGTCATCAGATGACCTCGGCGATGATGCGAGGGCGGCCCAGAAAATCGCGGACGGCATAGGTGACGTTGCGGCGATGGACATCGATGTCGGCGGACAGTTCCTCGACACGCTCCATGCCGGCCGTACGGGCCGATTGGCCCATCTGGCGATCGGCAAGGTCGGCGGCGATGACGGAATGCACGGCGCGCGCCCAGCGGATCACATAGTCGCTGATGTCATCAACCTGATGGCGGGCTGGCACATTGGCGAGCGTAAGGTGACCGGCGCGGGTTTGTTCATGCCGCCAGCCTTCCAGTTCGACCATGATGTCCAGCACCGCATTGCGGGCGACATCGCGTAGGCGCTCGACCGTTACGACCTGATCGACACGCAGGGATTTTCGCAGCTGGTCGAGATCGATGTCCGGCCAGAACGGGCCACAGACGATGATGCCACCTTCTGGGGTTTGTCCGGATGCGGGAATAATCGGCGTGGGGTTGAAGGGACCGGTCATGGCTGGCTTTCTTTTGGAAGCCCTATCGCTCGTGACGCGGTCACTCGCTGCTTGAGGGCGGCCTTACTGAGTTTAGGAGCCTGCCGGCCCTTCGTTGCTTTGCCAGTCCGGATACGGGGTGGGGGGCTGGACGGACGATGCAGACGGGCGAACCCGCTGATGTCGGTCCAGCCCCGCCCCGAGCGCCGGGGGGCGAGGTCTTAGGCGTCTTTCGACGCCGTGCTTTCGGTCGAAGTGTTGTCAGAAGTGTCGGTTTTGGTTGCCCCATCGGTCGAAACCGTTGCGCTATCTTCCGTAACCGTTGCGCTTTCTGGAGATTCCATTGCGGCCTTGGTCAAGGCGCGTTGCAGGCGCTCGATGTCTTTCTTGACGCCGACGCGCGGGCATTTTTCGATGGCGGCCAGATACTCGCGCAGGGCGGTTTCCTGACGGGCCTTCAGATCGGCGGCGTCTTCCTCGTTGGCCTCGGCCAGCACCGCACGACCCATGGCCTTGTGCAGCTTGGCTTCGACCTCGTCGTGAAGATCGACATCGTGATCTGCGACCAGATCCTGAAGCATGGGCAGGACAGCCGCATCGAAACCCGCATCCTTGGCCAGTCCCAGATCATAGAGACGGATGGCCTCTTCGCAGATCTGGTCGATGGCAAAGGTGATAGGGTCGCGGTTGAACTGTGCCGGCATATCCAGACCATGGATCATGGTGTGTTCCAGCATCGGCAGGGCGGTCATGTAGTCGCCCACATCGATCGTCCACGCCATGATGGTGGTGAAAACCTGATCGAGCGGGCCACGTTCACCCTGCCCAGCGGCCAGCACGCCATCGCACCAACCCTTATAGGCGGGCAGCATCAGGCGCTTGGCCTCGACCTTGCGATCGGTGGCCTTGATGTCCTTCAGGCGGCGACGGTCGTCTTCCAGCTGGATGACGATCTTGGCCACATCCGGCGACAGGCTGATGTCGTCCATAAGCGAGGCATCGGCAGACAGGCCGGAAGCGGCCAGTACCGCACCGGCACCGGAGGCGACCAGATAGGCCTTGCGGCGTGCCGCTGGTGACGTGTGACCCGGTTGGGGAGGCGGGACAGGTTTTTCCGCCCTGATGACCGGAGCGGTCATCAGGGGGCGGCGACGGTTCAGAATGGCGGCCTTGGCCTTGGCATCAGCTTCGGCCTTGTCGCGGGCCTTGGCTTCGGCTTTGGCCTTGGCGTGTTCGGCGGGGGTCATGATCGATTATCCGCTAGAGTTCAGGGATGCGGGCGAGGAGGGCGATCAGCCCTCCTGCACCTCGATCTTTTCGATCAGCAGGGCGAAGTCGTAGTTTTCGACGACATAGGCCTCGTTGACCGACTCGAACGTCTCGACGCGGTTGCGCTTGGCATTGTCGACGATGGTCTTGCGCCGGGTGTTTTCCTGTTCGTAGATCGACAGGTTATCCAGACGGGTGATCAGGATGGTGCCCGCCGGGAAGAACGGCACCTGAGCGACCTGTTTGCCGCCTAGCGTCTTCTTCGACATCAGGATATCGGCAGCGATCTTCTCGGTCGGCTTGTCCTCGCCGTCGACCATCGGGAAGTATTTCTCGTGCAGCAGACCGGCACCGACGATGCACACCAGTTCGGTGTCGCCCTGTACCCATTCGGGCATGAATTTAGCGATGGCGTCATAAACGAGGGCGTCGAGGTTGCGATAGTCGCCGCCGGTCGGCTTGACGATGATCTTGCCGGCCTCAGCCGTGCCTTCGTCAAAGACATGGGTCGGGCGGTTCAGACGGATCTGTTCCAGCCAGCCGATATTGACGTCCTGCAGCAGCGAATAGGTCGCGCGGTCGGTCTGTTTTTCAGCGGTCAGACCGTTCCAGCCGATCATGATGCGGTCGCGGGCCTGTTGCTGGGTGACCTGATTGCGCAGACGGGTCTGGAAGTCCTTGAACTTGGCCCACAGGTCCAGCTTGGCATAGGTGACGTGGGTGTCCGAGTTGGTCTGTTTGCACTCGTAACGGTCGGCATCCAGCGTGGTCGGGTCTTGGGTGTCGCGGTCCTTGACGTCCGTATCGGTACGACCGGCCAGCGTGCCGGCAATGCCGAGGCCCAGCTTTTCGCCCGAGGCCTCATCGACCGGCACGATGTTAATCTGGCCGAGGAAGGCCGAGCTTTCGCGCTGTTTGTCGATCAGGATTTGCTGGACAGAAGGGTCAACGGTGAACTGTTTTTCACGGATGACGGTGTTTTCGTCGACGTTGTTCAGCTCGGCCTGACGCGACAGCCAGGTGGTGTAGAGCAAGCGGGTTTTGGTTTTCATCGGGACGTGTTCCGGAAAGGGAGAAGCTGTTCAGGCGTGAAGGGGTGAGACCGGGCGGATCAGCAGTCGGTCAGTTCGAGACCGTCGCCGCCGGCATGCAGGGGGCGTGTGCGGTATCCATTCTCGGGCGTGTTTTCGAGGTCGGTTTTCAGCGCGTTGAACTGGGTTTCCAGACGCGCGAAGCGGGCATTGGTGTCCTGCTGGCCATCCGTGATGACCTTGCCGATCTGGGTGCTGAAATCCTTCAGGGCCGATGCCAGTTGGACATTGTCGCCGGAGGCTTGGGCAGGCGTCTGGGTAGAGGCCTGAATCGATGCCGGTTGAGCAACCGTGGTGTTGGCAGGCGCATCGCCACCCAAGCCCAGAGCGCGGGCAAAGGCATTGGCGATCTTGTCGAGTGCGGTTTCGGTCGGTTCTGACGCCTGTTCCAGTTCGAAGCTGGTTTCTTCAAGGGCACTGAAGATGCAGGTCGGATGCTTTTTACGGCTGTCCAGTTCGGCCTTCAGGGTTTTGGCAAAGCCATTGGAGCCGCTGTGCGAGAATTGCAGGGCTTCGGTGCCGAGCGAGGCCGGGCTGTCGGTGACAGCCAGACCCATCAGATAGGCCTTGCCGGTGTTGGAGAAGTTCGGCTCGATCTCGATCGAGGTGAAGATCTTCTGACGGGCCTTGTTGAAGGTGACCAGTTCGTCGGTCGGATCGATCTGGGCATAGAGGGCCAGACGTTTTTCGTCCTTGCCGTCGATGCGGATGGTGTCTTCCTGAACGCGAGCGGCCAGAACATCGCCATAGGCCTTGAACGGGCCATCGCCGGTATAGCCGCGGATATGTTCCATATTCACGCGGGCGGCATAGGTTTCGCGATCATACGAAGCGGCGGCCTGTTCCAGCCATGCGCGCTCGATCGTGCGACCGTCCGAAGCGGTGGCACCCTCGACGGCAACGCGGAAGAAGCGGGACTTGTTGGCGGTCTTGTCGGCCATGGCGGTTCTGTTCGGTCCTGAGTGGGCGCACCGTTCGGGCGCATTGGAGACCGACAGATCACCGCTGTGGCGGGTCACTTCTCAAGGTGCCGATGTTGTCAGGTCCACCCGGCACAACAGCAGACGGTGAGGGTGGACAAGACGCGCGGCTAGCGTCCGCGCCATGAGACAAAGGCCGAACAAGAAGGATCTACCCAAGCCGGGATCATCGGATGATCTGGGGGCTATTCTGTCGTCTTGCGACGGGTTCGGCTTTCCGGTCGCGGCCATGCTGGATGAGCGGCAGGCGGCCAAGTATCTGTACTGGGCCAAGTGGCGGCTGACCGATATTGCCCAGTTGCTTGGGCTGCCTGAAGGCACGGTGGCCAGCTGGAAATCCCGCGAGAAGTGGGAAGAGGCCGACTTCCTGACCAAGATGGCTGGGGTCACCGAGGCGCGATATGTCGCCCTGACCATGAAGGCCCAGAAGACGGGTCTGGATTTCAAGGAAATCGACCTGTTGGGTCGGCAGGCCGAGCGGTTTGCCCGCATCCGTCGCTATCAGCAGCCGGACGGCCATGAAGGCGATCTGAACCCCAAGGTTGGCAACCGCAACGCCAATCCAAAGAAGAAGCCGGCGCGCAACCGGATCACGCCCGATCAGGTGCAGATCCTGAAGGATGCGCTGCTGAAGCAGCTGTTCGGTTATCAGGAGCTGTGGTGGTCAAAGCGCGAGCTGCGTAATCGCGCCATCCTGAAATCGCGCCAGATCGGGGCGACCTATTATTTCGCGCTGGAAGCCCTGATCGTCGCACTGGAGACGGGCAAGAACCAGATATTCCTGTCGGCATCCAAGAGCCAGGCGCACGTCTTTAAGGGTTATATCCGCGCCTTTGTGATGAAGGAGATCGGGGTCGAGCTGTCGGGCGATCCGATTGTCATCGACCGTGGCGAAGATGAAGACGGCAAGCCGCTGGATCAGCCCGAGCTGATCTTCCTCGGCACCAATGCGCGCACGGCGCAGGGGTATCACGGCGACTTCTATTTCGATGAATTCTTCTGGGTCTTCGGCTTTGACACGCTGAAGAAGGTCGCCAGCGGCATGGCGATGCAGAAGCGGTATCGGAAGACCTATTTCTCGACGCCGTCATCGGTCACGCACGAGGCCTATAAGTTCTGGACCGGCGAGGAGTGGAACCGGCGCAGGCCCAAGGACAAGCGGCAGGAACTGGATGTTTCGTGGGCCGCGTTGCACCATGAAGGCCTGATCGGGCCGGACAAGGTCTGGCGTCACATGGTGACGATCGAGGACGCCGACCGTCTGGGTTGCGATCTGTTCGATCTGGACGAGCTGCGCGACGAATATTCGCCGCCGGAGTTCGACAACCTGCTGATGTGCGGCTTTGTCGATGACACCCTGTCGGTGTTTCCGATGGCGATGCTGGCCCCGTGCATGGTGGACCCGCGCGACGACTGGCACGATGTCGATATCGCCCGCATCATTCTGGGGGCCGGACGGCCTTATCAGGGTGAGGTCTGGCTGTCCTATGACCCGAACGGCGATGGCGAGAATGCCGATGCGGCGGGCCTGATCGTTCTGGCCCCGCCGACCAAGCCCGGTGGCAAGTTCCGTGTGCTGGAACGCAAACAGTTCAAGGGCAGCCGGTTCGATGAGCAGGCTAAGGTCATTGAAAAATATACCAAGCGGTATCGCGTCACCAAGATCGACATCGACAAGACGGGCATCGGTGATGCGGTGTTCCAGCTGGTGCAGACCTTCTTCTCGACCGTGACTGGCCACCAGTACGACGCCTTCCTGAAGACCCAGATGGTCTATAAGGCGCTGGATGTAATCCTGAAGGGGCGTCTGGAGTTTGACGCCGAGATGAAGGATCTGGCCGGCGCGCTGATGTCCATCCGGCGTACCACCACGGCATCGGGCCGCAAGGTCACATACGAGGCCGGCCGCACCAAGACCGCGGGCCATGCCGATCTGGCATGGGCGCTGTTGCAGGCCCTGTTCAACGAACCCATTCAAGCCGCCATCGGAGCCGAGGGCGGGCAGACTTCCACTGTGGAGATTTACGGCGATGACTGATGCCGCAACCTTACCGGCCAAGACCCAAAGCCCCACGGCGTTCGCGCTGGGTGATGCCGAGCCGGTGCTGAACCGTCGCGAGCTGATGGAAGGGCTGGATTGCTGGGAGATACAGGGGCAGGGCGGGCGTTATTATCAGCCGCCCTTGCCGATGGATGTGCTGTCCAAGGCGGGCAATGCCACGTCGCACCACTCAAGCGCCTTTCGGGTGAAGGTGAACCAGCTGATGCGCGACTTCATCCCGCACCCAATGCTGGACCGGACCACGTTCGAGGGCATCGTTCTGGATCACCTTGTGCTGGCCAACTTCTATGTCGAGCGGGTGGATAACCGTCTGGGCCGCCCGATGAAGCTGAAGCGCAGCATGGCGCGATACACGCGGCGCGGGGTCGAAGACGACCGGTTCGCTTTCTTGTCAGGCTGGAACAAGGAACACTGGTTCAAGCCGGGCTCGGTGTTTCAGGGCATCCAGCCGTGGCTGGATCAGGAAATCTATGGCGTGCCGGAATATCTGTCGGCCCTGCAATCGGCCTTCTTGAACGAAGGCGCAACCCTGTTCCGCCGTCGGTATTACATCAACGGCGCGCATGCCGGTTTCATTATGTATGTGGGCGAGGGTGGTCTGACCGAAGGCGATGCAGATGCCCTGCGTCAGGCGATGAAGAACACCAAGGGCGTGGGAAATTTCCGCTCGATGTTTGTTCACCTGCCCAACGGGAAAAAGGACAGCATCCAGTTGCTGCACCCCGGCGAGGCGGCAGCTAAGGACGAGTTCATCGGGGTGAAAAACACCACCCGAGACGACATTCTTGCCGCCCACCGTGTGCCGCCCCAGCTGCTGGGCGTGGTGCCGGCCAATGCGGGCGGGTTCGGCGATGTCGAGAAGGCCGATGCCGTATTTTACCGAAACGAGATCCAGCCGCTGCAGCAGAGGTTCTTGGCCATCAATGATTGGCTAGGCGTGGAGGTGGTGAGGTTTAGAGAGCGTGATCTAAAAGTCTCCGCCCAAACAACAACGTAGACTGGAACTGGTGACGGCGGCCTGAGACAAAGGGCGCGGTCCTTGCCGAAAAGGCGGGGGCCGGGGTGTTGGACCACCCAAGCCGCCGAGCATGCACTCAGCACATAGGGGGATCATGATCCCCGTTTTGCCCCGCCACTGTTCGAACAGCGGGGCCACCTATTGTTGAGTCGCGTATGTTTTCAACGTCTTGTAGCCCTGTCGCCCCTGTTCGCCCGATTGCGCCGTGGATAGGTGGCAAGCGAGGGCTGGCCCGCCGGTTGTGCGCCATGATCGAGGCCACGCCGCATGATCTGTATGCCGAGCCGTTTGTCGGCATGGGCGGGGTGTTTTTCCGCCGTCGTAGCCGCCCCAAGTGCGAAATCATCAATGACTGGTCGGGCGAGCTGGTGAACCTGTTCCGCTGTATGCGGGCGCATGCCGGGCCGCTGGCCGATCTGACGGCGTGGACGTTTTCGTGTCGGGCGGATTTTGACCAGCTGAAGCGGGCCGATACGTCGATGATGACGGACCTTCAGCGGGCGGCGCGGTTCATCCAGCTGCAGAAGATGGCCTTTGGCGGCAAGGTGACGGGTCAGGCTTTCGGCGTGAACAAGGATGGAAAGGCGCGGTATCGGTCCAGTCAGGTGACCGCTGACCTGTTGGCGGCAGGGCGACGTCTGGAAGACGTGACGATCGAAAACCTGGACTGGTCGGCCTTTATCGCCCGCTATGATCGGGAAGGGGCGCTGTTCTATCTGGACCCGCCCTATTTCGGATGCGAGCGCGACTATGGGGACGGGTTCGGGCGCGATCAGTTCACCCGCATGGCCGAGCAGCTGGCGGGCCTGAAGGGACGGTTCATTCTATCGCTGAACGACAGGCCCGAGGTGCGCGAGATCTTTGCGGCCTTCGACATCGAGGCGGTCGGCACCCATTACGGCATTGCCGGTAAGGGGGCGCAGGCGGCGCGAGAAGTGATTATCACTGGCGGCGCATAATAAAAGGCCGGGGCGTTAATGCGCTCCGGCCTTTTTAATATCTCGAAGACAGGATTGTCCGTCAGGCAGCCAGTACGCTTTGTGGGATTAGAACGGGTTTGATGGCCTGATGCGTTCACGCTCGGCTTCACGGCGATTGCGTTCTGAAATATCGCGTACACAATTGCGAAGCTTTGAAATCGCGGTACCCGAACCAGTCAGGTTAACGTGGGCTACGATAACGGCTTCGCTACCGTCGTTACGGTCGCGTAGCACAATCGCACGCCTACCGGCGGCATATTTCTCAAGGAAGTCTGATTCAATGGGAACCGCTATGGTTTTTTCATTTATTCTATCCCAATCAACGCCTTGATATGTAGTCCATTGATCGTCTTGGGATTGAACTGCGATCGACATTCCTGTGATCTTTTCGTCCTTTATGTCCCATGACTCAGTAGTGAAAGTCAAAATGGGACCAGTCTCGTTTAAGTGAATTGCAGAGTATAGTTCGGCACCAGAATTCGCTTCGTCTCTCGTCATTAGGTAGCACGTACCGGGGTTATTTGATGCTGCGTAGACACCCCAGGGTAGGTTAAGCCAGTATTCCGTTCCCGCTCTTGCTTGCGTCGTTATGCCGAGCAGTATTATCGCGACCAGGCTGAAGAGACGCAGTGTCTGTTGAATCATTGTTTACTCCTTTTGCATCCGCCTATCGCCGACTGGTTTACGAATGGTCAAGCTTGGGTGCATTTGCCCTAGGTGCAGAACAAAAAGAGAACATTTATCTTGCGCCCTGATCCATTTCGCTCTTAGGAGGAGCGGAAAGGAGATCTAGCGTGGAGATGATGTTACGCGGCGCGATACCGCTGATGCAGGTCGATCCGGCCTGTTTGGTGCCGATGATGGGTGCCAAGGTCTGTGCCGGTTTTCCGTCGCCTGCGGATGACTATATCGAGGAGGCGCTGGATCCTTCGCGCCTGATCATCACTAATCCGGTCAGCACCTTCCTGTGGCGGGTGACGGGATGCTCGATGATCGAGAGGGGCATTCTGGACGGTGATTTCGTGGTGGTGGACCGCAGTCTGACGGTCAAGGTGGGTGACGTGGTTGTCGCCATCATTGATGGCCAGCCCAGCCTGAAGGTTGTGAAGCGGCGGGCAGGGCGGCTGGTGCTGGATTTCGCCAACAAGGCTATGGGCCATCTGCAGCTGGATGAAACCAGCGAGGCCATTGTCTGGGGCGTGGTCACATGGTCGCTGACCCAGCACCGGAAGTTGTCGTGAAGCGGGTCTATGCCCTGTCGGACGGGAACAGCTTCTATTGCAGCTGTGAGCGGGTGTTTGACCCGAGCCTGATCGACAAGCCGGTTGTGGTGCTGTCGAATAATGACGGATGCGTGGTGGCGCGAACGCCCGAGGCAAAGGCCATGGGCATTCCCATGGGGGTGCCGTGGTTCGAGATCCGCGACAGCTACCTGAAGGCGGGCGGCAAGGTTCGGTCTTCGAACTATGCGCTGTATGGCGATATGAGCCGCCGCGTGAACGCCGTCTATGAGCGGTTTGCCGACGAGGTCGAGGTTTACTCGATCGACGAGAGCTTCCTCGATCTGTCGCGGGCACCGGACCCCGAGGCGCATGCGCGGGTGATGCGCGATACGGTTTTGCGGTGGACCGGCATTCCGACCTGTGTGGGGCTAGGGCCGACGCGGGTGCTGGCCAAGGCGGCGAACCATCTGGCCAAGAAGCGGGCCGAGATGGGCGGGGTCTGTGACCTGACCGATCCAGAGCGGCGGGCGGCGCTGTTGGCCACGCTGGCGATTGAAGATGTGTGGGGTATCGGGAGGGCTTTGTCGGCGCGACTGGCGGCGCACGGCGTTCGCAATGCGGCCCAGCTGGCGGCCATGCCACCCAAGTCGGCGCGGCAGATATTGAGCGTGACCGGCGAGCGGATCGTGCTTGAGCTGTCTGGCGTCCATTGTTCGGCGCTGGAGATCACGCCACCTGCAAAGAAGGGCATTGCCGTGACGCGATCGTTCGGGCGGCCCGTAACGACGCTGGCAGAGATGGAAGAGGCGGTGCGGACCCATGCCGTCCGTGCGGGAGAAAAGCTGCGCCGCAATGGACGGGCGGCCCCGCATATCCAAGTGTTCTATTTCACGTCGCGGCACCGCAACGCGCCGCAGCGATCAGTGTCCGGCATCGAGCATTTTCCGGTGGCGACGAGCGATAGTATGGCACTGGCCGCCGCAGCGTGCCGCGTGGCGCGGCGGCTGTGGGCGGACGGGTTTATCTATGCGAAGTCAGGCGTGATGCTGGAGGGGCTGATCGATCCAGCGGACGCGGTGCCGGACCTGTGGCACACGCCGGACCCACGTCGGGCTGAGCTGATGCGGGCTATGGATGCGGTGAACATGCGGTACGGCCGCAATATGCTGGCACCGGCGGGCGTGACCTATCAGCGGCCCTGGTCACTGAAGCAAGACCTGCGCAGCCCGCGTTGGACGACGCGGCTGGACGAGGTGCCGACCGTGATGGCGCGATGAATATGGGTCAGCGCATATTGGCGGGCCACTGACCCTACAGCCGCCTCTGCACTTGAAGAACGGCGCTCTATCATGAGAGGTTCCAGATATGTGCAACCAGTACGCCAATAAAGCCGGACCACAGGCCATCATGAAGGCGGCAAAGGCCGCGCGTAATGCTGCGGGCAATCTGGAGCCGGGCAACATATTTCCCGACTATGCCGCCCCGATCGTGCGGATGGAGGGTGACGAGCGCATTCTGACCACGGCTCGCTGGGGCTTGCCGTCGCCCGCCAGAGCCCTTGAGGGCAAGAGAACCGACGCGGGCGTGACCAATGTGCGCAACACCTCCAGCCGTCACTGGCTTCGTTGGCTGGCCCCACAGTTCCGGTGTCTGGTGCCGTTCACATCCTTCAGCGAGCCGGGGCGCGACGCCGAGGGGAAGTATGAGCCGGTGTGGTTCGATCTTGTCGGCCGAGATCCTGAAACGCCCGCTTTCTTCGCGGGCATCTACGTGCCGCAGTGGACGAGCGTGCGCAAGCTGAAGGAGGGCGAGATCACAACTGACCTCTTCGCTTTCCTGACCACTGATCCCAGCGAGCCGGTGAAGTCCGTTCACCGTAGAGCGATGCCTGTGATCCTGACCGAGCCGGACGAGCTGGAGATGTGGATGTGCGCGGAATGGGGGGTTGCTAAGGCGCTGCAACGTCCGCTGCCGAATGGAGCGTTGACGATCGTATGACGCCGGACGACGGGTTGACCAAGGCTGACCGCTTTGAGGCCGAGGCTGTAGTGCTGCACGCTCGATCTAAGGCGGCGCTGACACCGATCGCTGCGACAATCCTGCGGTTCAGGGCGCTATGGGCTGAGGAAGCGGCCCGGCTGTTGCGTCGGCACGCGGGGTAG